CAGACCCATCAGCACCTGATGCGTACATACAAGGTATTATGGAAGGTAAAGAGTGGGTGTTTGTCAAGGGTGTATGGCAAGACAGAGAGATTGAAGAAACCAAAAACTTAATTAAAAAGACAAGTTCTAGAAATTTATCAGAAGCAAAAGTTAAAGCGTTTGAAGCATTCTTAGATAAAATTTCAAGAATTTAATTTTTATAAATATATAGAACATTTAAATATCATTTAAATCGAAAGGAGATAACAATGGGCGTAGAATCAAAAATCCGAGAGCTTATGGAGGGTGCAGCAAATCGTCCTCTGGATAAGCAACAGGGTGATGCTTCTTTTCCTACTCAAGGTAATTCAAATGCAAATCCTGAAGTCCAAGACTTAAACAGTCCTGGTAATCCGGAAGGTGGTTTGACCTCTGACGTAGGCGTGAAAGCAGCATCTAAAGCATCTAAAGACGGTACTCTTCCGAAAGGACAGGGTGCAGGCAAAGCCGTTAACTACCAGGACATGGAAGATACCAGTTCTGTTGTAAATCAACCTAATTCTGCTGGTGTTCGTGAAGAGTATGAAACTCAAGACGAAGAAGAGTATGAAGAAGATGAAGAGTATGCAACAGAAGAAGGCTTGTTTGAAGAAGATTTAAAAGCACTTTTTGCTGATGATGAAAATCTTACTGAAGAATTTAAAACTAAAGCGGCTGAAATTTTTGAAGCTGTAGTATCTTCTCGCGTAATTTCTGAAGTAGAAGCTATTGAAGTTGAATTGACAGAACAGGCTAATGCAGCATATGCAGAACGTGTTGAAGATTTAGTTGAAAACATTGACAAGTATCTTAACTACGTTACAGAAAATTGGATGAAAGAAAACGAAATGGCTATTGAAAACGGCCTTCGTAACGAAATAACTGAATCTTTTATTAAAGGATTGCAACAAGTGTTCACTGAACATTACATTGAAGTCCCTGAAGATAAGTACGATGTTTTAGCTGAGATGCAGGAAAAATTAGATACTCTTGAATCTAATTTGAATGAAGAAATCCAGAAAAACATTAACTTGAATGAAGAAGCAGTTTATCTGAAAAAGCAAAATATTTTTTCTGTAGTTTCAGAGGACTTGGCTGATACCGAAGCTGAAAAGTTTGCTACATTAGTGGAAGATATTACTTACACAAGTGATGAATCTTATAATAACAAACTCAAAGTAGTTAAAGAAAATTATTTCCGTAAAACATCTGTTAATACTTCTGCTGACAATGCGTTAGAAGATACTGTTAATGAACTTGTTTCATCGGACAATAGTATAATGAGTAAGTATGCCAAAGCAATTAGCAAGCATTCTAAATTTTAATTTTTATAAATAGTAAAGTTATTAAATACAACAATAAAGGAGACACAAATGTATCTTTCAGAAACAATTGAAAAAAAGTGGGAACCTGTACTGAAGCATGAGAGCCTTGCACCTATTGCAGACCCTTATCGCCGTGCAGTAACTGCCGTAATTCTTGAAAACCAAGAAAAAGCAATGCGTGAAGAGCGTGGTATTCTCCACGAAGCTACTCATGCAAACGCAACTGGTGCTAGCATCGACAACTACGATCCTATTCTTATTAGTTTGGTAAGACGCGCTCTTCCTAATCTGATGGCATATGACGTAGCTGGTGTACAGCCTATGACTGGCCCAACTGGTTTGATCTTTGCTATGAGATCACACTACACTAGCCAATCAGGCACAGAAGCTCTGTTTAACGAAGCAGACACTGACTTCTCTGGTGAGGGTACTCATGCTGGTTCAAACCCAGTGGATGGTTCTTACACTACAGGTACTGGTGTATCTACATCAACTGCTGAAGGTTTTGGTGATTCTACTTCTCTTGCTCAAGTAGCATTCTCTATTGATAAAACCACAGTAACTGCTAAATCTCGTGCGTTGAAAGCAGAATACACGATTGAATTGGCACAGGATCTGAAAGCGATTCATGGTCTGGACGCAGAAAGCGAACTCTCCAACATCCTTTCACAAGAGATTCTTGCTGAAATTAACCGTGAAGTTATTCGTACAATTTACAAAGTTGCTAAAACAGGTGCTGCTTCTACTGCAACTGCTGGTACTTTTGACCTTGACGTTGATTCAAACGGTCGTTGGTCAGTTGAACGCTTCAAGGGCTTGCTGTTCAATATCGAACGTGATGCTAACGCGATTGCACAAGATACTCGCCGCGGCAAAGGCAACTTCATCATCTGTTCTTCAGATGTTGCAAGCGCCTTGGCAATGGCTGGTGTTCTTGATTACACTCCCGCACTCAGCACCAACTTGAATGTTGATGATACTGGCAACACTTTTGCTGGTGTACTGAATGGTCGATACAAAGTGTATGTAGATCCGTATAGTGCCAACACTGGTGCAGCTTCTCAGTTCTACGTTGTTGGTTACAAAGGCACCAGCCCGTATGACGCAGGTATTTTCTACTGCCCTTACGTTCCGTTGCAAATGGTTCGTGCAATTGATCCTAACACCTTCCAGCCGAAAATCGGCTTCAAGACTCGTTACGGTATGATTGCTAACCCCTACGTAACACAGTCCAACGGTACTATTGATGCGGATACTTTCACATCAGCTCGTAACCAGTACTACAGAAAAGTCAAGGTAACAAACTTGATGTAAGAATAAAAAGAATCCCTAAAGGGACATTTTTAAGGGGCTATTCGTAGCCCCTTTTTTTATGTTTAAAAATTGCATTGACAGATGTCTAAATTCTTGATATTATATATAGTGTATTAAAGTAACAATGTCGTTACTTTAAGTAACTTTAAAAACAAGGATTTAAAATTTATGAGTAACCGTAGGATGATAGCATCAGTGACTTTTTCAACATTTGCAATGGTTTGTTTTATAGCTTTACCATTTTTTGTGATCTTAAAAACTTCAATCGGAATGTAATGTTTAAGTATTATAAATAGTGTCATCGAAAAGGTGACACTATGGCATACATTCCAACATCTACTATTACAGAAGCAACATTTGCGGCAGGTAATCCATCTGAACTAGATTACATGAGACCTAATGGTTTCAAGTTTCTAGTGCATAATATTCCTAACGTTTCGTTTTTCTGTCAATCAGCAAATATCCCCGATGTTACCTTAGGGGTGGCTACACAAGCCACTCCTTTGATTGACTTTCCTTTGCCAGGAGAAAAGATTTCATTTGGTGAACTTAACATAAGATTTCTTATACAAGAAAACATGGCAAACTATAATGAAATATATAATTGGATGAGAGGTTTAGGTAGCCCAGAAAGCTCCGATGAATATACAAATTATGTTCAATCTCAAATATATAGATTTCCAGGTAAAACTGTTGTTAATGCAACAGCCGCTTTAACAAGTGAAGCATCGTTGTTCATTTTAAATTCTAATAATATTCCTTTTATAAAAATTGTTTTTCAAGAAGTTTTTCCAGTTGCTTTAAGTGGACTAGATTTTGATTTAGGAAATTCTGAATACTTTCAAGGTTTAGCATCATTCAGGTATAGACAGTATAAGATTGAAGCCGCTTAACAGATTTTTTTCTCGTATAAATAATGTTGTAATTTTTGAGATTTAAAAATATATTATTTATGGGAGTTATCAATGATAACATTGAATGAATTACAAGATCAATGGACATCAGATTGCAAAATTGATGAATTGAATTTAGGTACCGCGTCAACTAAAACACCTGAACTTCATGCAAAATATCTTAATCACCTAACAACATTTAAATTGCAACTCAGAAAATATGAGTCGCAAATGTTATCTTTGCGTAGACTAAAGTGGAAATACTATAGAGGAGAACTCTCTAAAGAGGAACTCTTAGAATTAGGTTGGTCACAATATTTAGGCAATCATCCTTTAAAAAATGAAATGATAGAATTTCTAGACAGTGATCCAGACGTAATAAAAGTTGTGGATAAGATTGAATATATTAAAGCATGTTTATATCAGTGTGAACTTATAATGAAATCTTTGAGCAGCAGAACATGGGATATCAAGTCGGCCATTGAATGGCACAAATTTACAAATGGTCTAATGTGATAAAAGTTACTAAAATAAATGAAGTGTATTTGAGAATAACTACTGATCCTAGTATTTCGCAAGAACTCAATGACTTCTTTACCTTTGATGTTCCTGGCGCTAAGTTTATGCCACTCTATAAAAATAGAATGTGGGATGGTAAAGCGCGGTTATACAATATGTATAGAAGAGAACTATATGTGGGGCTATTGCCTTATCTAAAAGAGTTTGCAAATACATTAGAGTACCCTATAGAACTTGACATGGAGAATATAGGTGATCCAGTATCAACAGAATATGTTGAGAATTTTGCAAAGTCTTTAAAATTACAAAGTCAGGAAAAAGATATTGAAATACGAAACTATCAAATTGAAGCAGTTAAACACGCAATAAATACTGGAAGAAGTCTGTTACTATCTCCAACTGCATCAGGCAAGTCGCTTATAATTTATACTCTTATAAGATATCATCAACGTTTTGATCGTAAACAACTGATTATTGTTCCTACTACTTCTTTGGTTGAACAACTGTATGGTGACTTTCAAGACTATGCAACAAAAGAAAATTGGCAAGTATCAGAAAACTGTCACCGAATTTATGGCGGCAAAGAAAAAACAAATGATTATCCAATAACAATATCTACTTGGCAATCAATATACAAATATCCAAAGTCTTGGTTTGATAAGTTTGATGTAATATATGGTGATGAAGCACACCTGTTCAAAGCAAAATCATTAACAACTATTTTAGATAAGTGTGTAAACTCTAAGTATCGAATAGGAACTACGGGTACATTAGACGGATCCAAAACTCATAAATTAGTTCTTGAAGGTATATTCGGTACTGTAAAGCATGTAACTACTACTAAAAAATTGATGGACACAAATCGAATAGCAGAATTAAAAATAGTTGCTATGGTTTTAGATTATCCTGAAAGTGATAGAAAATCCATGAAAGATATGACGTATCAGGAAGAAATGGATTGGCTTGTTAGTAATAACAAAAGAAATATAATTATAAGAAATTTATCCATAACACAGAAAGGTAATACTCTTGTTCTGTTTCAGTATGTAGAAAAACATGGTCGAATAATATTCGATATGATTAATAATAAAATAGGTGATACTAGAAAAGTCTTTTTTGTATTTGGAGGAACTGATACTGATACTAGAGAACAGATTCGTGCTATTACTGAGAATGAAACCGATGCAATTATTGTTGCCTCTTATGGCACTTTTAGTACAGGTATAAATATAAGGAACTTGCACAATATTGTTTTTGCATCACCTAGTAAAAGCAGAGTAAGAAATTTACAAAGTATTGGTAGAGGATTACGAAAAGGAACTGATAAACTTTCATGTAATCTATTTGATATTGGTGACGACTTACAATGGAAATCTAAAAAGAATTATACTTTGATACATATGATAGAACGAATAAAATTATACAATGAAGAAGGTTTCAATTATAAACTAGTAAGGATTCCGATTGATGGACAATAATTATCAAGTAATTAGATTAATTAATGGTACTACTATTGTAGGCGATATCATCACATCTTCAGATGAGTTTATAATTCAATATCCTCTAGAAGTACATTTTAAACCTGTAATGAACTCTGAAGGAAAACTTACAGGTGAACAAATGACGCTAAGGCCTTATTTGATATTAACAAGAGAAACTGAAATTTGTATAGATCCTTACAACGTAATGACTTGCAATCCTTTAGATGAACGTTTAAACTTTTCATATGAAGAGATGGTATCCACTGCATATAAAAAGAATATTAATTTCGAAGGTAACTTCTACAAAGAAGACCACAGTGTAAACAGTTCTGATGATTTAAGTGAAAATGAACTTGATTACTTGAAAGATTTACTTGATAAGTTACAGAGTGGTGATGAAGTCATACATTGATTTATCCCTTTCTTTCTAACAAAGCAATTATATCAATTAGAAAAAACCATGTCAAGCATTTTTTGCACTTGACAAACATAAATTATTGTAGTATTATAGTATATTAAAGTGAGGCGTAAATAAATTATGGCAAAAACATCAGTTCATTATATTGACAATAAAAAGTTCTTCCAAGCAATGAAAGAGTGGAAGAATGAAATCTCTATTTCTGAATCCGCAGGAAATAAACGACCCCAATGCACCAACTATTTGGGGGAATGTTTTGTTAAAATTTGCAATCATCTTGCATATAAATCTAATTTTGTAAACTATACTTTCCGAGATGAAATGATTCTTGATGGTATTGAAAACTGTTTACGATATGCTGATAGATTTAATCCTGAAAAGAGTGAGAATCCTTTTGCATATTTTACACAAATAACATACTACAGTTTTATACGCCGTATCAAAAAAGAAGCCAAGCACACTGAAACTAAACTTAGATATTTACAGAGTATTGACCTACAACAATTGTTAGATGAAATTGAAGGTGGTGGTGATAACTATGAATATCTAAATTGGATCCAAAGTCAAATAGACAACAATGCTAAACAAAAAGAAGATTTTGCTAAAGCATCACCTACAGTCTTTAAAAGAAGACCTAAATACTTTGATGAGTCTAAATCTGAAAGTTCTTCAGACAATGAAATTATAGATGATGTTGATGAGTTTGAATTGGACGAAGAAGTTGAAGAATTGCTTGACAAAGAGGTTTAAATAAAATATAATAGTATATTATTTTTATATTGTGTAAAGGATAAAAGATGAGAATTCGTTACTCTGAAATGTTTTGGTCGTTTCAAGGCGAAGCAGAACTAGCAGGAACACCTTCTGTTTGGCTTAGATTTTTCGGTTGCAATTTAGAGTGTAATGGATTTGGTCAAGATCATCCAACACAACCTGATACTTGGGAACTTCCTTATAAAGATTTTGATTTGATTGCAGTAGATCGACTAGAAAATCTTCCTGTTTGGAATAAAGGGTGTGATTCTTCTTATTCGTGGTCAAATAAATTTAAACATCTTGCTAAAGACACTGATGTTGATGGTGCTTGTGATCAAATAGAATCTCTCCTACCTCTAGGTAAATTTACACACCCAGTAAGTCAACAGGAAAATATGTTGTCTTTCACTGGGGGTGAACCTATGTTACAACAAAAACAAATGAAAGAAATTGTAAACACACTTGTGCAACGCGGTAATATACCTAAACTTATTACAGTTGAAACAAATGGAACAAAGAAGTTAAACAAAGAATTGCAAACTTATATTAATGAATATCTTTATGATATAGGTGTTCGTTGGCATTGGGCAATTAGTCCAAAATTATTTAATACTTCCGGTGAAGTTGGACAGGTGCTTGTAGATACATTTATGTCATATATTGACAGTACAAAAAGCACTGGTATTATAAAATTTGTCTGTAATGGTTCTGAAGAAAGCTGGCAAGAAATAGAATATTGTGCCAATGAAATTCGACTATTTAGCAAAAGGGCAGAGATATCTACTCCTGATATTTGGATTATGCCTGTAGGTGCAACAAAAGAAGAACAGGAAAATGTAGAAAGTATTTGTAATTCAGCAATGCAAAAAGGATACAAAGTTGCTACAAGAAATCATTGTTATGTTTACGGTAATAAAATAGGCACATAGTATGGAAACAGTTAATATTTCTTGGCAACAAATTGAAAATGAAGTAAATAAAATTGCAAATACTATTTTATCTAAAAAAGATAATTTTGATGTTGTAATTGGACTTTCTCGTGGAGGTCTAATTCCAGGTGTAATGTTATCTCATAAACTTAACTTGCCTTTTATTCCTCTTGTTTGGCAGACAAGGGATGGATCTAAAAAAGATAAAAAGTTACTTAAACAATATAATAAAGAAACTACACTAGTGATTGACGACTTGATTGATTCTGGTAAAACATTTTATGAGGTGATTAAAGTTGCCCCTAATGTTAAATACGCTGCTTTGTTTGACAAACAGCTCTCATTGAATTCAGAATATTTTTCAAAAAATCTTGACTATTGTGGTTCATTATTATATAATGATAATAGATGGTTAATTTTTCCATGGGAAAGTTCATGAGAACTAGTGATATTATACGTGTCGGTTACTATGCGGATGGTGTAAGAGGCCCCGATTACATGTATGTTGTACATATGTTTGAGGACAATATTTTAATCGAAGCCCGTGAATTACCAAACAAAAGCAAATGGTATGCAGAATCTTTAGCT